CACCATAACCGATGTATGTGTTATTTATCGCTCCACTAACTATATTTGCACCAGCTAAATACCCAAATAATGTTGTGCCAACTGCTCCACTACCATCATTATTCGAGAGCGAGATGCGGGAGTTGGAATCGATTGTCATTCCAGTATTAGCACCAAATGCTCCTCCCATATAAATTGTGCCACCTCCTTCGTTGATAACCATAGCCAATGGTCCAGTCCCAACGTCTTTTGAATCAATCCAACTATATACAGTACCAGCTTCATTCACTCCCATTATTAAAGAATTTCCAGCCTCTTCGGTTGTAATTCTTAAACAATTAGCGGTATGTCCAGAAGATGAAGCAGTTACTTTTAATTGTAATTTTGACCCGAGTGTAGTCTCGCCAATCCCTACTCTGCCTGATGAGTCGATACGCATAGCTTCTGCTAATGCACCACTCGTTACTTCAGTAGAGAAGGCTAAATATGCAGAATCATTTGCACCGTCATTTACTGCACTAATAGTAGCTAATTGACCATCTACTAACCTATTACCAAAACTTAACTCTCCAAGAGTTTCAGCAGTTCCAGAAGTGTACTGTTCAAAATACATTGTTGGTGCAGAACCAGAAGGCGGTGAAATATGCAGAAATCCAGTTGGGCTTGTTTCACCAATCCCGACTTTGCCATCATCTGTAATCCTCATTTGTTCTGATTGAGAAGCATCACCAGTTGTCGTATAGAATAATAAATCCGTATGATTATTAGTAGCATCCCATACACTCCCACGAGAATTTAATGCTTCAATTCTTGCACCGACTGTCAGAGTGCCACTACCATCTTCAGCCCCAGCAAACTCAAGAACTCCAAGCCTGTGACCAGTTCCCATAGCAGCACCATCATTAGCACCAAGTCTTAATCCACCACCTTGAGTCGCACTACTTGTAGTAGTGTTCTCTATATCCAATCCTTTTCCACTTACTGCTGGACTACCTGTTCCAATCCCGACGTTGCCTGATGAGTCGATGGTCATTCTGGTGGTTAAAACTTCACTCGATGGAGCTGTTTTAAAATGCAAACTACCAACAGAACTTGAAGACGTCCTCTCAAATGTCATTGCTCCACCCGGAGCATTAGCAGCATTTTGGTCAGATGATATTCTAAATCCTATACCTATTTCTTCATTAGTATCGTCGCCATGATTTCTAATCATTAACGCAAACTTATCTTGGTCTGCATTATCAGCAGCATCTAAAGTCGTACTTATAGTTATGGGAGAATGAGGATTCGCAGATCCAATCCCGACGTTGCCTGATGAGTCGATACGCATACGTTCTGTAACGCTACCACCACTTGGTTTAGTTGCAAACCATAAATCGCCATAACTGCCAGAACCTTTTCTTTCGTGTCCTATACTTGCACCAATCGTATCTGCACCGCTGGAAATACCAAATGCCATGCCAACGTCAACATCGGTAGTATCGGTTGTATTATGTAAATGTAAATGATAATTTACAGGGTCACTTAAATCGGTATCAGCGTCTAATGTGTTTGAAATATTTAAAGCACCCTCTGGAGCCGCAATTCCAATCCCGACTCTTGAATTAGTCGTATCTACTACAAATACATCCCCACCATCACCATCCTTTCTAACAAGAAATGCTTCTGTACTATTTCCATCTATTATTGACGTACCTTGAATAACCTCATTTGTTGTTATTGCACTACTACCACTTACAGTTAAGTCACCTGATATAGTTAAATCGCCTGATATTGTGCCGCCAGAGGAGATATGGTCAGCAGTTGTTGCTATAATTGTACTTTGCATCATAACCTCCTAAGCCAACACGTATCTGACAGTAGAATCAGAACTTTTACGTTCCCATTGGATGTAAACAGCATTGCCTAATCCTTTAGGAACTCTTAATGAATATATTGTATCACCGCCAACTAAGTATAAATCTTGGTTTGGGTCTACAGAATCTGTTGTGCCATGAGCAACAGTAGTAAACATAAAATATATCGATTCACTAGTCTGTATATGAATAGTATTATATCCGCTCACATTGGCTGATGTAGCGGTAGAGCCAACAGTAACCTCTTCTTGAACATCCCAACCTGCGGCTGAATCAGCATTAAGCGATTCATGTGATCTATATTTTTGTAAATTTGCCATCTTATTCTCCTATTATATAAGCCTGACCTGCGGGGCGAGAACGCTCCCTATTCAGGCGTATTAATTTATAGCACCTTTTTGTCATTTAGGTGCCTTACCTTTTATCTTTTCCATAATTTCATCAAATTCTTTCTTGAGTTCCCGATACTGTTCTCTCACATCATCTGGCATTTTTGCTATATCCATACCATATCGGTCTTCAAGCTTCCACATCCTACTCTGAAGAGCATCAGCACGGTCTTTCAGAATCTTAATATCAAGCCTATCATCTACTGATGCAATGTAAGCTGATATAGAATCAACATCAGCTAACTTAGCATATCTACTATCTACTGTAAACGCAGCACCTATAATGGTAGTAAGCCCAATTGATGACGCAATTAATGTATTAATCTTTTTCATTTTATACTAATGAGAACGGGTTAATTGCCCTCGTACCACCTACCTTGTCTAGCTTTCTAACGCCATATCTTTTAACAGCCTCATCCCACCTTTGCCTGTGTTGCATAGACATATTGCTGGCAACTGCAGACGCATTAGGGTCTAAAGCCTTACCTGCAGAATCCATATACAAGCATCTCTTAACATAGTCAACTAAAGCCAAATGCAATGAATTGTCTATGTCTGGCACATCGCCTAAAGATGATACATTACTCGGCTCAGCATAATAGTAGAGTAATATACCATCAGTAACAGCTTCCTGTATAGCCTTCCATTCCTTTCTTGCCGTAGTACTCGCAGTGCCGCCACTGTCTACATTTGTAATTAAACAAAATGAATCACCTTCTACGAACCAGCGACACGAACTATCTGGGTATGTTATATTGCTAGCCATTATTTACTATCCGGCGCTTCTAACACCGACTCACTAGTTACATCAGTTAACAACAAATTCGTATTTAATAATCGTGGTATTTGGATATAATCACCGTCACCATCCATAAAATAAACTTTAAAAATCTTATTTATCTCAAGTGCATTATCCGATGAGTCTTTAGCCAAATCTCCTAAGTCGTACCACATCTGATTTGCAACCGTACTCATTTTAGCATGCACTATCTTTGCGTTATACATACCAATCTCAACCAATGCATCGTTAATCAGATTCATTACATACGTTTCTGGCGCATCTGGGAATACCTGACGCACCCTAGAAAGAATCTGTTTTACTGTCATTGAATGAACAGCCATTATGCCCTAGCCCCCAATAACATTTGAATTCCCTTTTCATAATCCTGCTGAAGCTTAACTTGCTGCTTTTCATACCATTGATATATTTGTGCATCTCTTTCCATTCTAATCTTAGCCTCAGAAAGATAACCATTAGCAGACGCCAAATAAGTTTGTGCAGCCTGAGCATATGCTGCGGCTGACGCAAAATATCCATTCCAAACTTGAGCTTTAGCAGCCGTCCATACGCCCCTTGATTGAACCTCATTGGCAAAACCCTGAGCCTCTGTACTAGCAGCCTGAAGGATTGAACTCCATTCTGATAAATGTGTTTTGGCTCTTTGTATTTCAGCACTTGCTATACTTAAAGCACCTTGAAGCAATTCAATGTCCTCATTATTTTGAGCCCCATAAGCATCAGTAGTAGCTGACGGCTGATTACTGTTTATAACATCTTCAGCATTGTCTAGGGCCGCCTTTACTCTTGTGAGTTGAGCACTGCCAGTTGCAAAGGTATCACTATCTTCCCAATTATATGTAGCAATTCTATCTAGGGCTATATTTATTGCATCAGCCGCAGTCTGCATTTCAGAACTACCTGTATCTGTATCTACAGCAGATTCTGTTACTTCAGCTACACCTAAAACAATATTAGCAACCATCTTAGCACCATCTTCTATCTCATCTTCAGCATTTGCGACAGATGTCACCACAGCACCAAATGCAGTAGTGTCAATTGCTGTATTACTTACAGTATTGCCCAAAACGCACTGTAATGATTTTATCGCACCATAAAGCGCAACAAGGTATTCTGCCTCATCTGGGAATATAGCTATTGAACTAGCGCTATAAAGGACAGCAGGATATGCGACCTCTGAATAAGTGCAAGAACCGCCAACGGGCAACGCATCAAGAGAATTATTCTCTATAAAAAATATTGGGTCTGTAATAGTAGCATAATTCATATCTTCTGGATCGCTGTATCTACCCTTATTTCCAGCTGTAACTCTTCTGCACGGCTGTTTAATATCGCCATCACTTCTAAACACGCGTAGAACCTTACCTGTATTTAAGGTGCTTGCAGACCCAGATGTAAATGATACTGAAGCCGCACATAAATCCAACAACCTAGCTGGAAGTAAGTTTATAATCTCCGTAGCACCATCTGTAAGGAACGTAGATAATTGAGCTTGCGTTGGATTGGTAGATGACGATGCTATTGTTAAGCCTGTTAGTGCCTCGACCTGTAATTCAAAACTAATTGCAGACATTATGTACTCGCTACAAAAACTTCAACCTGCCCGCTATTAGAGCCGGGGTCTATTATAATACTTTCAAAATCTGTCAATGCAGTTACAATAGTGGCAGAATCATCATCTGCATGAGCACCCTCATCTGGGGCCCCCATTAAAAAACTTCGTCCAGCCTCGAGTAAGTGCGTTATTGATAAATCTGCAGCAGAATTATCTTCACCAGAATCTAATTGCAATGAAATATTAACAGAATTAGAACTGTCTAAATTTGTAATACGTATATATTTTACAGTTTGCAAATCTAGTGCACTATCTGCTGAAGCTGTAGTTGATTTAAAAACTAGAACAGTAGCATCATCATCTCCTGCAATGGTCACTATCTTCTTAGTAATATTAGCAATACTCGATATTTCAAACACCCGTTTTGAACCATAGTCCTGATTATCAAGTATGATATTCTCTTCGATTTTAACTTTTAATTTGCCAGCCATTAGTATTTCTTCTTACGCTTTGAACTCTTCTTCTTTTTCTTCTTCTTAGGCGGTCGCCCTCTTGTCTTACCATATGTTCCTGGACCTTTTGGCATTATAAAGCCCCCTCTCTCATTTGTGTTATACTTTCTTCCATCGTAATAGATGAAAATTCCATATCAGTTCTATACCCACGTTCAGTTCTCATGAATACATATGGGGCAGATTTCTTATTCATGACACATTCGGGGCATTTTCCACCCTTATAGTAGCCATGTTTACTGCATATTCCTGAGATTCTCATAGAGGTGGAAGAGAGTTTGACCTCGCAACCACCTAATTGGATTTTTGGGGCCGCCCTTTATCGACAGCCCCAACAGTATCCTAAAACTGTTAATCCTTATTTATTCGGATTAAGATGTCGTAACAGCATTGTCAATACCAGATAGACAGTCAGCAGCCCATTCACCTTGAAAGAAGAGCATATTAATATAATCTCCTCTTTGGGCACTAGTTCCAATAATAAGATTAGAAACTTGAGTGCCTACGGTTGAATTTGATGCATTGCCACCTGCGTCTTTCATGACCAGACTCACAATCGCACTACCAGCACCTAAAGTGATAGCATTAGATGGAGTTTCTTCCCAAACAACAAATTGGTAATAAATCCCATCTTCTCCTGATGATGCAGTTGGCAGTGTAACAGCTACAGTACCAGCGGCAGCATCTAAAAAGATAACTTTACCACTATCGGATTCAGTCAATGTAATATCGGCATTTACAAGTAAAGTTTTTTTCTTGTAATTGCCAGTCTGTTGGCTATTTACATTCAGATAATCAGCTCTCATCTTATACTCCCTGTAAGTGTATCAATGCATGAGTCTCAGGAAGAGATACTTCAAGACCTGCTTCTGTAAGAATCATGTCTTTCCGTAAGTCCTCATCCGCTGACTGTACATTAGTTGTGATATGAGTATCACGATTAATACCATTACCAACAAGAGGTCTGTATGAAACATGATCAAGGTCTACCAACGCTAAGAACCCAGCAGATTGTCCTCTGAACAAAGGTTCTCTTACCATTGATATGTCACCATGAATAGTTTCAATCTTCATTACCCTATGACCAAACGCTCCCTGACTTCTCTCGAAGTTATAACGACCAGGCCCACTTGAAACACCCAAAGATGAATCAATAAAACTATCAGCTCCCAATTTATTAAATTGAGAGATAACAGGCAATGAAGCTAATGCCAACTTAGAAGCCGTTCCGCCTCTAGCTGGGTCAAAGATAACTTCAAAATCACTTAGAAGTGAATCATATGTCCAGTTAGATGCTTGAATAGTTTTAAGATAAGCCTTATCTTCATTGTAAGATACCTGAGCTTCATCAGCAAGTTCAGACTGAGAGTTAGCAATAATATGACCAACTATACCATCAGTATAATTAATACTACTTTGCTGAGCTCTCATGCCAAACAGCATAGCTCTTTCGATATCAACCTTATGTTCTCTGAGTTTCAAATTCCAGATTCGTTGCCACTCATCAGCATATCCACGATAGACAGTTGCTCTTGCCGTATTTGACATTTCACAAGCCGTCTTAAAGATTTGAGTATAACCATAGTCATTCTCAAGCTTTTGAGACCAAACATCTGGAGACCCTGTACCTTCTTCAAACGCAGTTCCGATTACAGTGCACTTAGCATTATCAGGCACCGTTAAAGATGCAGCTTCAGCTTGTGCGATAGTACGAACCGTAGCGGTGCTATAAGCACCTGAATCTACAACAGATTCAACACGGACTACACACCATTGTGGCTGTGCTGTAGACGTATCTACAGTACCGCAAGCTACAACCATTCCTGGAATCAACCAATCAACTGAGACTGGTGTTGAATCCGTAGTATCAAATTTTGCCACGGCAGTACTTCCTACTGCAGCCGCAGTGAATGCAGCCTGCGCAGTAAAAGCCCTGTCAGCAATTGATATCTTGGTTCTATCTTCTAAGAATCGAAACTGAGAATCTGAAGTCGGCACCTTCCCTACTTTTGACAGGTATACGAAAAACGGTGATTCATCCGGTGCTAATTCTGCAATCCTATCACTAAAGTCAAATAATCGTCTAGAGTGAAAATCAGTTGCAGAAACACCAGGATTACGGTCACCATAAGCCGATAAACTACCTGCACTTATTGTTGCCATATTCAGTACTCCTTTTTATTTCATTATAAAACATTACTTCGACTCCCAGCCTTCAGAATTCTATCCCACATTTTATCATTCTCAGACTTAGGAGCACGCTCTCCACCTCCCTGTAAAACACCAGGAGAGTTTGGAGACTGTTTGTTTTTTCGTACAGCATCAAGAGCGTTTTGGGTTTCGACCTGTTGCCCGGTATTCTCTTTCCACAGCTTAATCAGCGAAGAGGTATCAATCTTGTCCTTCGGTTGAGAAACGAAATTCAAAAACTCTCCGATTTCATCATCTTCTAGTTTATGAACTCCCCTTAACTCATTAACAAAGGCACCCAATGCTGCCTCCTGCTTTAATTCTTGCTGCATCTGCTGTACAGCCTCACCCACCAACTGTTTTTCCTGCTTTACGCGGAAATCATAAGATGGTGAATCGGTTTTGTAGTATGCGTCCCAAGGGTTGAACTCATCGTAACTTAACTTTTGGTCTGCGTTAGAATCTTCCTGACCACCAGAAACAATCCAGTCCTGCATTTTCTCTACTAACCCTGGATTGCTCTGCAAATAATCACGAAGCTGGCCCATCTTCTCAATTTCGCCTGTCTGGCCCTTGAGACTATCAAGCTCAGCTTGTCTTTTATCTGCAATAGACTGAAACTTTTTAGCTTCAACCTCCCAATCAAGCCCAGTATCTTCAGCCACTTCACCCTCATAGGATGTCGGCTCTTCAAACGGGTTTGGATTATCACTAGCATCTAAGACCTCTTCCACAACATCTACTTCGTTTGCCATTTTGCTTCTCCTTTCTGCAATGTGCTTATTGGCGAGCCTAACCTGGCTCCCTCAGAATATCCTTAGTGAGGGACTTCAATCTCTCGCCTTCAACCTTCACTGCGCCTGCAAGCTTATTAGCCTGCACTTTTCTATCAGCCTCGGCGTCCGATAAGACTTCAAACAGTTTGCTCTTGAATTTCTCAACAGCAATGCGTTTCTTGTCATGTATGGACTCCCTTGTAGTTGACTGCAATTGTCCTTCAAGCGCCTTGACACGCTGACCAGCCTGCTGTAGTGCAGAGGCCATTTGTGCCTGTTGGCTCTTTCTCTGAATGACACCTTGCTTATCAAAAATATCTGGAAATTTCTTCAACACTTCTATGTCGTCAATTATTCCTATTTGAAAGGCCTGCATATAAACTTCAAGTTCTGCCCACTTGCTCGATGGTAATGTAGAGCCTGGGACTATCTTGATGTCATGCTGACCTAAATTAAATTTATCTTTTTTAATATCAATAATGGTCTGCGAGGCGTCGTCATAAAAATTAACAGTTACCTCGTCAATATCATTATTCGGTTGTACGAGCCTGAACATCTTCTTAAATGTATAATGACCCTTGGCGTAATTATACACAATACGCCCAAGTCGGTTCAAGCTAAATTCTATGTCCCTAAGTTTCGACTTAGGTCTCTCTGCCCCAAGACTAAGCATCATCTGCGTGCCTTTAGCTGTCTCTGGCGCAGTCTGTGAAAATCCATGCATCATCTCTGGTAGCCCAAATGCAAAATCAATGTAAAATTCACATTGCTGAATCAATCTGTAAAACTCACCAGCCAACGGCTGTGGCTGTGGATAGTGAGGTTCCCCTGCACTTGTATCACCTTCGATTACAGCATTAGGATTCGCCCAATCTTGCTCAAGCCTTTCAAGCCCATTAATTGCAAACCCTATTGGTACTACAAGCTTTAGCCCAGCAGAGCTCTGCGCATGGGAAAGAACTAACGACCAGAGCTTATTAAGCAATCTCTGAATCGGTCTTGCCCGAGAAATATCAGACTTAGGATATGGTGTCCCAGTCCAAATATTTGGAAACGAAACTATTGGATATATGTCAGTATTAAGCACATCTTCATACAACATAACCTGACCTATTGACGCCGATACTGCAATCCTGTCCTGAAATATCTCTTCAAAGTCAAGCAAGCCACGCTCAAATATACCAGGGTTTTCCGATAAGAATTGAGAAAATCCTTCCTCATCAAATATCATTTCATTACCGCTTGCCTGGTCTGCTACACGATAAAACGGCCTCTTTATTTTATAAAAACGCTCTAATATCTGATGCTTTGTTCTATTGCCCAAATCAAGGTCTTTGACCTCTGACGGCGTATAGACAGAAGCAGTATTACTCTGCTGTGAATCAGGATAGTCATCCTCCATATACGATTCAACATCATGAATTATACCAGGAATAATATCACCTGTCTCTTGGTCTACTTGGTCACCTAAATGCGGGTAGAGGCTGACGACCTGCTCACGGGTTAGTATAGTAGAAAGGATGACACTTTCTGCGTCATCGTACCATCTGTCTCTGCATGATGGAGGTACATACACCCTAAACGGGTTAACATAAGTGAACTTGACATCGCCTCTACCAAAATCTGCATTACGGTCTACATAAATATAAGCATAGCCCATACCAGTTGTAGAGTAATCATTAATAATCTGTTTCAGCTTTTCATCGCCCTCAGAAATATCCCATATATACCCAAGAATTGTACGCCACACCTTAGACTGCTTTACATCAGAGTCCTCTCTTGGCTGTGCATCAAACATAGCTGGGCGAGCTGTAAGTACGCTCTTAAGTTTTTCTACTGCTGGGCCGCATCTATCCATAGGTACGGCAGCCTGATTACGAGATGACAGCTCATCTTCTTCTTCCTCCGAGAAATGATTACCAAGGGAAAAGTCCAAATCCTTACGGGCATCATTATCCCAATTAACCCGTGCATCACGCCAGCGTCGGTATAATTCTTTATTATGCTCTGCTTGCGGTTCTTGTTCTAATGCCACTACTATTTAACCATACTTTCTGGTATTTTAAGAAAATCTTCCAAAGCTTCTAAATGTTTTTTATCTGACCATAATTGCATGGAACGGCCTTTATCTATCTTCCAACCCTTTCCTTCCGACTTATACCGTGCAACGATTTTTTCTTCTTCTTTTATTCTTTTCTTATAAGTGTTCATATGTTCTAAGACAGTCTTTTCGCTTTTAAATGTTTTTTTGGGAAACTCTAAAGACCTACTTACGTGCCCAGGCACCATCACACCCTGCCTTCCCCTTATTAAAAGTTTTTCAGCCTTTGGCATCATTTTAACAACTCTAAATGGCTTGCTTGCACCCCCACCGCCAACAGTTAACCCCAATCCAATCATATACAATGGAAGCTTCCGCCAATCTAATTCACCACTGTCAACTCCAATATCAGTAACAAACCCAAACATATCTCTTAAAAAACTACCCTTTTGTTCTGGTTGTTCTGGTTGTGGATATAAATATCCTGCTGTTGATGTGGACACAGGCTCTACTGTTTGCAGCGCTTGTAACATAAGTAACTTATCAATATTGTCATGCGCCGGCATTATCTTTAATGAGAATCAATCTCATTTTAGCCCAAATATACGAAACATTCCTATCAATGTCAAGGATTATTTTAAAATTAGTGAAAAAAACCTTAATACCTAGCTCCAGTAAGCCAATTATAGCGTCTTTTAGTCTTACCAGCACCTTTTCTGGCATGTGATGAAAATTCTTCCTCCTTCATTCTGTTGCTTCGTGGTGGCTTGGCATGATAGTTAGCACAATACAATGCATCCATAATATCATCATGTTTTGATCTTGGATGTTCGAAAAATTCATTAGTCAGCTCAGTCATAGTATGCTTAGTATACAACTTCTTAGAGTTTACTATCCAGCCCAATGCTGTCTCAAGCCTATCTTCCTTTGATATCCTCGTTGGGTGCTTAATGCCCTTCATAATGCCAGGTACAAGCTTTCTATCTTTGGCTGCAAGTCTCTCTGCCATATCTCTAACTATCTCCTGTGCTGCTACAGTTTCAATAGTTACGCGCCTTACTGGACTATACTTTTTTGCCATTTCAACAATCTTAGGTGCCAAGTCAAATGCTGGTATTCTTTCTCTAAAATAGTCTATTACATAGCGATTACGCTCAGAGTCTATGCCCATTACGATTATGACCTGGTGGTCTGAAGATGATGTGGCAGTGGCTGCAATGTCTACACCCAAATAGACATAAATTGGTACAACATCACTGCCAATATGAAGATAGGCAAAACCATTTTCGGAAACAAAATCACCGTGATATTTTTGAATTCTGTCAATCTTAAATGAGGCAGAAGATATATCACGGGCATCGTTCATATACTCCTGTGCAAACTTGTCCGGGCTATCCCTAAACTCACCCTCAAGCTTTGACCTTAGCTTTTTAATCGGGAACTGCTCAGGCCACAACGGCTCACTATCGAGGGTGCCATCAATCGTAGCCCTATAGAAAGCTACATCCCAAGGGTTATTTAGACATTTCTCCTGTGACTCACGCCAACCGTCATAGATAGACTGCAAGAAACTGTCATAGTGCACAATTGTTCCCTGTAACCATATCCAGCCTTCTCTCCCTGGTGTCTCCTCAAGGGCGGGATAAATAGTAGACATTACCCATTTCTTAATCTCTGAGCGCCTATCAGGTGTTTTAGTATTCAACTCAGATTCAAAGTCATCAAGTACAATGCCAGTATAACGGACATCAACCTCAGTACGACCTCTCAGTCTCTGTGTTGTGCCTTTAGCAATAATTCTGTCGCCTTTAGACGTAACAATATCTTTCTCAGTCCACTTCTCACCAAGCAAATCACCAAAATAATGGCGTATAGCCTGATTCATTTCCAAGTGATATTTAATATATTTAAGATGGTCAATCGACTGTCCCTGCTCTTCACTGACCCATGCTATAAACTCACGCCTACCGCTCTCAGCAAAGCATATCTTATGCAGTATTGCAGCCTTTGCCAGTGTAGACTTGGCAAAACCACGAGGGAGAATATTACATATCCTGGCACCTGGCTTAGAACTAATAAGCTTTTTAGCTATCTCATGATGAAACGCTGGCGTTTCGCTCTTATGCAAGAAATCATTAGGCAAAAAGACCCGACCAAAGTAGATCAAGTCTCTATAAGCACGATGAAGTATCTCTTCTTTGTTATCTGTCACTAACTCTTCTTCTTGCCTGTAGGCTTCCAACCGTGTTTAACACCTCGTAAGAGATTAAGCATTTTTTTTGCACCTACAATAGTTTTAGACATAGCCTTCTCTTCCCATCTTTTGCCCTTTTTAACATAAACCGTCTTTCCGATTCTCTTATATGGCATTATGCATCCCCCCTTATTGGCGAATGAAAATCACCTATTAGCATTAATTCATTCTGAAGGTCATAGAGGCTATTACAATAAGAACATTTCCAGCCTATAGTAGAACCAAATGGGCTAAATATAGGTTCCCTGTTATGTGTTGTCAATTTTCCTTCACAGACATCACAGCTATTATCTTCTAAGTTACTATACATTATATCATACACTGGCAACCTTAGCTTGAATCTTCTTTACTTTAATCTCGCCAGCATCTATTGCATCCAACTGCTCTCTAGTAAAACCTTGAAACAGTGTAATTGACTCTGATTTCTTTTCAGTCTTGGGGCTAACACCATAAAGACCTAGCAGATATTCTATAGCCCTCAGCCTGGTAGCGTCAGAATCTGCACTCTCTGCAATGGAATTAGCATTCCTAATGAGTGCCGACTTTGATACACCTGCACTATCAAGCAGGCCTTCAACCTCCTCACGTATGGCGCCCTGCACACGCTCCGTCTTCATCAGTCTCTGTCCCATTACAGTGGCATACTTCTTGTTATTCGTCGGATAAGCCTTGATATACGCTTTTGCCGGCTCCATCCCTCTGGCAACGTAATAGGCGAAAAGAGTTTCATATTTGGTTGGCTCCTTGCGTCTGTTGCGTATTTCGTTGTATTTGCGATTTGAAAAACACCATATGTTATGAATTGGCTCTCCCGACATCTCAACATTCTTAGTCTGTAAGAAAGTTCCAAAAAGTGTCCTGATATACGGAACAGGCTCATTTTTCCTACTGGGCTGAAGCTTGCCGCTGTAAAGGACCTTACACACCTGACCGTCATCTGACACACACCAATCACCATCTTCAGCTTTTCGCCAATCATCGATAACGGCATTATCACCTTCATTCGCATTAAACTCTTTAATATCTTCATAAATGCGGTGAATAACACCATTGATCTCCCTTTCGTACATTCAGGATACCTCTCCCGACCATTTTATTACATCGCCTTTCCTGCGCCCTCCGGGTATCCTGCTTACCAATCGCTTCATATGCATTCCTCCTCATTTTACATGGGTTGGACGATTGGAGTATTATAGCGCTCAATCTTTTTATGTAGCCGCTCTAAAATCCTAACGTCAGCAATATTATGCTTAAGTATATATTTCAGAGACTCTTCATCGCCATACTGTGCTTTTCGCCATATTTCAGGCTTTAGGCGTGTTTTACCAGCAATTCCAAAGAACTCACAAGCAGACGCAAGACGATTAGAATGAAGCTTGAATAGTCTTCTAATCTGATAATATATGTCTTTATGCGACATTTCACGGTAATGTGGGAATGCTATGCCGTGGGTGGCAGCACGAGTACGAGAAAATGGAATATCATAGCGAGTCCCGTAAAATGTACACAAAACATCAAACTGACGCATTGCATCCATAAGTTCCTCTACTAGTCGTGCATCCATCAAACCAGACATAATATCCTCTTTTCGGATTACACCGTGCAGAACTTCGTTCTCATCTCGCCGTTTAATAGCCCAAGAGAGCATAATAGCGAAATCACCTACAAGACCAGATGCCTCGATGTCAAAATATCCTATTTTCTTGCCATGTCCGGTTTTGTACCTTTCGGGCTTTCTCAGCGGCATTGTCTCTATTTTGCTCTTGACTGCCTTGTATGTGCGATTATAACCGGAATTGATTACTTCCTGATATAATACATAAACACTCTTGGCAGTATTCTCATACTGAGCAAGTATCTTTATTTCGTCATCTGACCATTTTATGCTCATCTTACCTCCTTTACGGTCTGAACCCAGGTAGACGGCACAGCAAAGACCTGCCCATACTTGCCATGTGTCTTAGAGGGCTCAATACGCTTAATATCTTGAGCAAAAGCCATGTAGCCATTTTTCTCGCCAATATAGAAACCAAGAGTTTCTATGGGAAAACCGTTATCCATGACTTCCATTATGTCAGATTCGTCTGACCAGCCGCTTGATGAATACGCATCGTTCCATTTGACGGTATATCGAGCGTCTTTCTTCAGTTTCCATCTCTTTCTACTTTTTTGATTTGTCATTGTAGTCCTCTATCATCTGCACTGTTAATGCGTAGCCAGCAATATCTATAAGATTATCCCGCTTGTGCTCATTACACTCACGACTAAGCTTTACACCGATCATGCAGAGCCCAACCTGCTGCGGTGAAACCTCCGTATCTAAGATTGAAGCCCATATTTTAGCACTTCTTGAGAAATCAACGATTGGATGACCATAATTATTGCCCCTATCACCCCCAACAAGGGCCTGAGCCTCCTCAAGTATTGATTTTTCAGCACTTTCCACAATTTCAAACTTGATTTTTCCCATTTCTCCATTTTTAGTCGAAAAATATTTAGATTCTGCAGTCATACTGAAACACCAGGTAAAACTATGTTGTTGAAGTAAGTGCACTCACCAGCAAAACACGGTTTTTTATAATAATATTCGTCCATCCACATAATCAGTCTTCCATCTTCATCACGTCTCATCATTACGCCGCCACACAAGCCACGATTGGGGCCACGCCCAAAATTAGCACAATTTTTAGAGGCAATCTTAATTTCGTTCTTGTTAACCACAAAACAAACTTACACAATTAAAACGCAAAAGTCAAGGATTATTTTAAAAACCCTGAAAAAAGTTTCCATTCCCCCTTAATAATCCCCCTATAATGTATAAGTTAGTTATAATCTTAATCTTAATCCTATGCTAATGCCTGTATTACCTTTTACCTTCCAACCTTAAAATTAATAATCTAATTAAGCCTAATATAGCATAATCTAAGGAAAATTGAAGGAAATAGAGCGAAATGGCAAAATAGGGTTACAATGTGTGTGGACGATCCACACACACAGCTACTCGGGGGGGCTTTTTCGCCCTCGCTCGGATTTCGTTAGAAAGCATAATGCCCGAATAAGAGCAAGCCCGTTCGCAATCAAGCCCGCCCAGTGCTACTTGGCGACGACTCATCTATTGAGATTGAGTCTCAGTAGCAGCTGTCGAATTGTCTTGCATTTGTCATATTTATTTAATATATTGATTCGTGCCCAATACTACGGGTTGATTTTTGACAATTAGAATACAAGCTTTTACTTGCACAGGGCAAGTGATTGACTAACTAAAAAGAGAGGGCAAAATAATGCTACCTAAATCACAGAGTAAGGGCGACACAAAGCCCAAAAACAAAGCGAAGGCGTCAAGCTTGCGGGCTGACGAGATACTTGACATACAATCAAAGCTGGTTATTGACGGGCTTGTCAAGGCTGGAGTTTCAAGGGCTAAAGCTCAAGCCCAAGCAATCGAGATTCAAGAGAATGCCAAATCAGAAGCTCAGACAAGGGGCGTAGTTGCGGGATTCTCACGGGGCTCTAAACATACGGGCTCTGCTGTTGACGCTCTGAGGGCTGACATCGCTGCAATAATGAGCAAGCATACAGACGAGAAGGGCTTGATTGAGACAGACGGCGGGCTTAAAAAGCTGGGTTTCTGGGCTAAGTTCACAGAGCCTGACACTAAGTAGTTAAATAGATTCACGGGCGGGCGCAATCCCGCCCAAAATTTTGTTTTACTTGGCATACACTTCAAGGGAATAAATTAGGGCAATGATTAAGATAACAATATCAAAGAAGGGCAGAATATACGCCATCGACATAGTTG